TCTCTACCAAATGAACTGCCTTGTGTTTCTATACCACCTATTCTATCTATTTCGCCTTCTATATCTCTGCTGTCACCTTTTTGCTTGTTACGTGGGTCCATGTAATGATATGAAAAATATTTCATTAACATCATTAACCATTCGTTGCCCACAGTATCAAACACACTCATATTCACAGGATTATATTCAACACCTGTGTTGACTATTTTCTTTCTGTTAAATGCGTTTTTGGTTTCAGTTTGAAAGTTTACACTTGGAAGGTCTGCTGTTCTAACAAGACTGCTAATTGTAGTTCTATAGTCAGCAGTACCGTCGCCCCAGGCACTTTCGCCAAAGAGAGATGCATATAGTACTCTGTTTACTATAAAGTTTACATAACCTTGGAATTGTTGACGCGGTGGGTCTATGTCAGGGCGAAAACGATAAGCATTTTTAAAGTCTCGCAAAAAATATTCGCTACCGGTATTATATCCAAGGAATCCTAAAAATCCTGCCATCTGCGATACCTTTTAAATAAAAGTTGAGGGTTGCCCCTCAACTTTATTTATGCCTTTAAAATTATACGCCTGGTGTAACTTCGTTGAGTTCAGGTGTAGTAATTGGCATTGGGTTGCCACCTGCAGTTCTACCGTCTATATCGTTAGTACCATTATAATGAGTTGCGTTATCATAACGAATCTGCATTGTAATTGTTACTGGATCAGTAGCCGCATAATCACTATCACTGTAATCAACGTTTGTAAGGAAACATCCTTCTAAGTACCAAACTTCAGATGCACCAATGTTTTGACCATCAAGTATTTCGATGTGTGTATCAAATTTATAGTCAGCACCTGCCGCTGGCGTTGTTTGTTGGTAGTGGTTCAATTGTCTCTGGATTTGAGCACCAACCAAGTTTGTAGTTTGGTTAGTAATATCATCCCTCACTGCCAACGTAATTTGTTCCCAACTATGCTTACCTTGAATGTAAGCACGTGAGTTGTAACTGTCAAGTATTACTTCTTCATATGTAATCTTTGGACGAGATACGTTCATAACGTTTTGAGTTAAGACAGTTGTAGTAGAGCCTGTACCGCCAAATCCGCCAAGCAATGTTACACGGAATCGATACTTTAGTTTCGGCATTAAAATACCGGAACCTGAAGCACTATCTCCGATTGGAACACCAAATTTACTTTTGGTTTCAATTGTTGGAATTTCTGCCATTTTATTCTCCTACGAACTAATTATATCTTAGTATGCATTTATTTATCTGTTTTGGGCATTTTTCGTTAACTACCCATAGAATAATTGCTCAATAAAAGAGGCGGAAAACCGCCCCTTTTAATGCTTTAGTTTTTATAAAACTATTATGCTGACGAGCCCAATGTGTTTTGTACACGAATCGGAATATAGATAAACTCGATAGACTTGACAGGCTGTATAGCGATGTCAATGTGTAATTCGTTTCTATCTATTCTCGCAGGTGTGTTGTTAGACTGATCACAAACAACTAAGAAGTCATATAAACCTCTTTGTGTTACAAGGTTTGCTAAGAATCTATCTACTAACACTTTTGCGTTTTGACGTGTAACTTCATCATTTGGTTCAAACAAGAATGGCTTAACGATATCGTCAAGTCTTTCTCTAATGTAAACAACCAAACGTGCAACATTCACTCTGTCAAGAGCACTTGATACAGGGTTTAAAGTCTTCTGACCAAACACTGCAAGTCCTCTTCCAGGGAAGTTACCAATTGGGTTAACCTTATTGCTGTAAAGACTATCTCTTTGGCCTTCACTTAGAGCAACTGGCTTCAATTCACCTGAATCTGCATCAATGTAACCAACGCCTGATGCATTGCTTACGAGACCTCTTTGGAAGCCTGCTGGTGCAAACCAAGGGAAAGCAACCTGGTCGTTGTATGCCAATGTTCTCAATGCAATGTGAGAAGATGGAACAACAACACTTGAACCGTCTAAGTTTGTGCTAACACCATGTGGATAGTAAACTGCCATGTATGGAGATGAACTTAATAGTCCGTCTTCACCGTTTTCAACAGCATTGTTACTGTTGTTTGCCCACGCACTTGTACTTGAAGCATCTGCTTTAAGTCTAAATGGAGTATCAGCAACAACGAATGCAGTTTCTTTACGATCTGTGTTAAGGCTAATCATTTCGTCGATTAGTTCAGGATAACCAGGAGCAGAAATTAAGTTGAAACGGTTTGTTTCATTTCTGATATCTTGGTTACTTGCGATTGCACCTTGCAATCCTTTAACTACAGCACGTCTTTGTGCTTTTCTAAGCATGTATGGTGAACCATCTGCTTTGTTACCTGAGTAGTCAACCCATCTGTTACCAATTGAACTGCCTTGGTATGAATGACCAATTTTCCATTCTTTAACGTTACCGCCACTTGCTCTCTTGTTCCAACCAAGAATGTTGTTTGGATAAAGGTCTGCATTTGGAGCATCTGCGTCTAAAGATGAACTTGCACTAACTCTAAAGTCACCAAATATAATACCAGCATCGCTTTCTTGATCTTTGTTATCAACTAAGACCCAAGCACCTGATGCTCTCTTATAAATTTTTGGATAATTTTCTAAGTCACTGCTGTCAATCCAAATGTCGCCATCAACTAATGAGCTTGAACCATCTGATTGTAATGAAGGCTCACTACCTGCAACATTGATATCATATGCCCAAGTTGACCATGTACCGCCGTTGTTGTAAAGTAAATCAATTGAAGAATCACTTACAAGGCTGTCATACCATAATGTACCGTCTGCTAAATCACCTGAGATAGCACTGTCACTTGCTTCAAAACTGAGGCTTTCCCAATTTGAGTAAGGAACATCTGCTACAAGGTTAAGATCTGTTGGATCAAATCCACCTACGTTACCTGCTTCAAGTTTAATATCATAACCTGCCGCACTTACAATGCTGACTTTACCTGATACGTTTGATACTGCAACCTTATCTGCAAAAGTGTTACCAGCATTGGCACCACTTAATGCACTTTGGAATGCTTCAACAATATCATTAACACTTGCATTACCGTCTGCGTCTGCGTCAAAGCCGTTTAATGAAACACCAATTTTACCTGCTGATCCATTAACTTCGTCTCTGTCGTTAACAACTAAGTATACTGCAACTGTACCAGCAGTATGAGATGCTAATGCTATTGCTGTATCTGTTAATGCCGCACTTGATTCTGCTTTGTTAGAAGCCGCACCGTTCCATCTCTTGATATTAACTGTTGCTACGTCTGAGCTGTAATCAACCCAAAGGTCGCCAACTGCTAAACCAGATGAATATGCTTGGTATGAAAACTCATGACCTGCTACTTCTTCTGTTGAGAATTGACCGCTTGTGCTGTTCCATAGTTTAACAACTACTGAACTACCGCTGTTAGGCTTGTTTGTTTGAAGATATAAATCTCCAGATGCTAATGCGCCACCACCTGATTTAGTTGTTGGAACTGATGTGTGAGCCGCGATTTGGAAATCTAAACTACCACTTGCTGTGTCCCAAGCACTTGAACCGATGTGATACCATGCACCTGAAAGTTTTTCGAATAATCTAATGTCGCTTACAGATGTACCATCATCTTGCTGATATACTACTGCAAAGTCACCGTCAACACCGACAGCACCTAATGGTGCAGGTGAAGAGCCTGTTGATACTTGGTCTTTGCTTGGTGTCAATACTGATTGACGTACCCATGCACTACCATTCCACTTCTTAAGACCCCATACTGTTGATGCACTGTCTAACCAGTAAGCACCATTTGCTGGATCTGCTGAAGGAGCACTTGAACGAGCAACTAACTGTCCAAGGTCAACATCTGCTCTTAAGACGTATGCTCTGTTAGCAAGACCTAAGAAACTGTATGCGGCCATTAGCCCGTATTCGTTTAATTCGTGACCGTGTAACTGTGTACCGCCACTTGATTTGAAATCTGGATTACCATAATTCGTTAATAGTTCACGTTGACTTGTGATTAATTTTACATTGCCTGCTTCTGATGGAACAGTGAATGCCGCTTTACCGCCTGCTGGTGCATTTTTATTTTCTGCTGTAGCAATAACGATTAGAGGAACTGTACCATTTCCACCGGAGCCGTAAAACGATTCATCAGTAACTGAGACACTAACGCCTGGTGATACTAATTCTGCCATATTATTCTCCCATGTTAAAATATTTTAATGGTTACAAGTATTTATGACAATTGACAAAAATTAGGGGGTTTTGAAAGGTGTGGGTAGGTATTAGGTGGTATTAAAAGATATTATTATGCTAAATATAGCACTAAACTACTCTAAGATGTTCTTTGAACTCGCCTGTTTTCCAATCTCTTATAGCATCAACTTGTTTATAAAGGTCTTCTAATGTACCGTTATTGTCTATGATATAATCTGCAGGATAACCAGCCCAGTTCCATTCACTCTCATGCACATCCATATACTTGGTTGTCATGATTTTTCTATTAACAACATTCTCATGAGCTGTTTTAGCAATGTCAAACCATTCAGGCAACTCTCCACGTTGTACCCAAATGATTACTCCATTCATGCTTTTAATTAAATCAAGTTCGTTTCTAAACCTTGCATCACTAACTACAACACATGGTGCATCTGCACGTTGTTTCATAATGCGATATTCGAGACTGCTTAACCAAATATCTTGATTAAAATGGTTACGCATTACTTCTGTGCCCATTAATTGTAATGCAAGACGTGGAGTAAAATTAGGAATACCTAATTTTCTGCTCCAATACATATCTGGTGTTTCTCTGAAATCTCTGCTTTCAACAGTATCACCTGTGAGTAATGTTCTTTCCCATCCAAATACTGTTGAACATAAATCTTTTAATGGTGCGGCAAAACTGTCCTGATGACAGCCTTTTTCTACAAATCTTTGTGCTACTGTGTCTTTTCCGGAACCTATAAATCCTACAAGTCCTATAATCATAATTAGCCTATAATAAAACCTAACGGTGAGTTGCCTTCTTCCATGTTGTGTAAAGACAACTTTAATTGCTCGAATTCTGCCTGAGCTTCTGCTTTTAGAGCATCACCGTTAAGTGTAACTGCTCCGCCGGCTCCTGGCAGACCTGACGTGTATTTACTTCTGGCTTCACCTAACATCATTTTAGCATTTGCTAATGCGTAATCGGCTAACCACTTACCAGCATATACATCTTGAAGTAAAATGCTTTCTGGTATAAAGTTATAAACACCTACAGCGACTTCTTCGTCTATGTTTACATTTCTTAAAATTTTAAGAACCTTTGTATTTCTATTCCAAAGGAAATTGTATTCACTACCGAAAATACGTCCTACTGTTTCTTTATATTGAGAGAATGCATCAAATGTTGCAAGTCCACCTATTTGGCCTGCATTTAACAGATACATGTTATTGAATGCCACATCAAATGGATCAAAGTTACTGCCTGAACCGCTGTTGGTTCCTACACCTCTACGGTATAAACGTCTAACTTCCATTACTTCGTTCGGTAAAGTATATTCAGTTACAGCAGGTTGTGTTTGAATAAAGATAACACTTTCTTCTACAGCACCTGAACTTAGTTGTCTATACCTTTTGATTGCTTGATCAATTGAACTATCGTAATGATCTCTGTCTAATTCAACATCTACAATACCGTCAGCAAGACGTAATTGCAATTCTTTGATTAGCTCTTCTCTGTTTTTATATCCTATTTGATCTACTGGCATAATACTATTTATCACCTATTTTGCTAAAATGCTTTAAGTATGATAGTATTATCGTTAAATCTCCCATTTAACTTAGTGTCTGTGGTTTTTATTGCGTCAAATGCTTTTTTGTATTTTGTTTTAGCATTGCCCTTAAATTCTTTTAGTTGTTCTGCAGGTTTACGAAGTGTTTTTTGTATACTTTTACTCTCATGATATGCCTGCATACTTGTGCCCTTAACAACTAAGCCTTGCTGGAAGTCATCCACAAAGTATACACCAAGTTTTCTTGTCTTAGTATTGTAAACCCAAACTTCAGTTGCATCAATTATTTCTACAGGATTGATGCTGGCGATACCTAAGTCACTGTCGTTTTCTTGATACTTTAATTTAGATACCAGTTTTTCTTTGCTCACTGCTTTAGGCTTACGTGGCTTACGTTTTGCTTTACCTGTTTCAATAAATGTATCACATGCTGTTTGAATTTTCTCATAGAATGCAACGTAATCTAATTTTGCTTGTTTGCTAAAATTACTGTATGCTTCTTTGATTTGTTCATCTTCCCAAGCCTTAACTTCCAATGCTTCATCATAAGCAGGTTGATAATCATCTTTAATAATTTTTGCATGGTTAGGTTTAATAACACCACCTTCATATACCTGCATGTCTCTGTATGGATCAAAGTCTTTGAGCTTTACCTCTCCGTCCATTAACTGATCTAAGAAGTATTCCCAGTCTCCACATAAAGGACCAATCTGGTCTCTCATTCTATCTTGTATAGAAATTTTTGGTTTGTCTTTTTTCTTTTCT